AACAGCAGTTCCACCAGCAGATATGAGTGGTTGATATCCAAGACCTTCCTCAGATCCAACAGAAACAATAATTCCACCTTTAGGGAAACTAGAGATTCCTACATCTGGACCAAGTGGAGATGTTTCTGTACCCTGGAAAGCAATCGTAGAAATTCCAGCAGACTCATTAATGATATATTGGTCAGAGAGTCCTGGTGCTTGGAATACACTGTTGATTAAGATGATTCCATTTTCTGTAGAAATTCCTGATACATTAGATCCGGTTTGTTTTAATGTAAATTCATTTTCCGTGCCATTGAACTGATCCGAAATATTATCAAAGATATAGTTTTTATGATAGGATTCATCGGAGGTGTTTTCAATGCCAGATCTCATGAAACTTCTACCTTGGAAACTAGAACTGGTTGATATTCCAGTCCAATCTCTTTCATCTGGTGGATTTGTTGTAGAACCAATAGGAACATTTCCAAATGGTGCCTCTACAAAATTAAGATGATTATCAACGATGTTATAGTTGCCAGTAATCTTGGTTACAAGTGTTCCGGTTCCATATCCAGATAAGACCGTGCCTAACCAAGGTCTACGTACTCTAATGGCATTTGTTGATCCAATACCAACACCTTCAATTTTCATTATCTCTGATCCTATTTGTATCAAATCAGATCCAAAGAAAGATGTTATGCCGCTAAATTTTATTAAATTGTCAACGTCAAAAACTTGCTCAGCAAGAGTAGTTGTTACCGAAGTGGCCACAACTGGTGACTGGATAAGATTATCCAAAGCAACAAGCACTTTGGCATTCTGGTTTGTTGAAATAAATCTATGGGATGTACCAATACCGACACTTTCAAGTTCAACAATTTGTGGGATTGATTTAAGTGCATTTTCTGCACTGGTGGCAATTTTAATGTTGTTGTCGTCAACCTTAACTGCAAACAGATTGTCTCCGGGCAAGAATGTAGTATTAGCAGCGCCAACAAATGTTGTTGTTGCAATACCGACAGCAGATGAAGCTGTTCCAACATGAACATATCTAATTTTTTCACCACTTACAAAGAAGTGATTTGGAATCTTAATTGCATTAGTTGTTACGTTAACAATATCGCTATCATTACCTAAGAAATATCTTTCAAAAATAGGTTCGTTTTCATGAGTTAATGCAAACTCTCTCTTAATGTCAGATTCCGTTCCAAAATATTCTCCAAGTCCATCACCAATAGATGCATTTGTAAATCCTACACTGGAACTATTATCGGAGTTATCATTGACAGTCAAAGCATTCATGTAAACATTAACTACAGTGTCAATACTTGCATTTGGAGTAAACACAAGAGAAACCGTTCCTGCAGCAGAAACTCTTGATCCAAATGTTCCAAGACCTGATGCAGTTTCAACGTTTGCATATTCGGTCATGTAGACATCATATGAATTAGTTGTGTCTACATAATCGTCAACCAACACAATTTCCGACATTTGAGTGGAAGTATTAGTTGTATCAATAACTTGTGCAATAAAGTACGCACCATCATGATCATTTTGATATTCAGCGACCGTAGTAATTCCTGGAGTTCCTGACGCAGATATACTTGTCGTTCTACCTTCAAGTCTAGATCTTCTCAGATTGATAGTTCCTATTCCGGTGGAGGTATCTGTTGCAAGTCCAACAGTGACTGTGTTAACAGCACCAGTTGTTCCAATACCAGTAGCCGTTGGAATAAAGTCAACTTTTAACGTTGATCCATCAAGATATGCATAATATGTTCCAACACCGGTTATTGCATATTCTCCAGGACTGGTTGATAATCTACCGTATTCGAGAATTTCTACATTTGTTCCATCGTGAACAATATTTAATTCAATTGCTTCAAATTCATTTCCAGAAACATCAGTGTTGATGTTAACCAGAACTTTTGCAGAAGTATAAGTGTTTGCAATAGAAACGATGGTTTTAGTTGTATTGGATGGAACTTCAACACTCTTAGTATCGATTAAAACAACTCCACCAAGACTTGTGCTTCCAGTGCTCAGAACAGTATCTTTTATATTGTATCCGAGGGTAATAATATCGTAATCATTAATAGTAGAATTACTTGGGTGGAATTGCAATTGTGCATCAGAACCAGCAAATGCAAAGTCAAAAGATCCTTGATCATAATGAGTTTCAACTCTTGCATATTGATTCATGTATCCATTAGATCCATCATGCAGTAAATCAACCAGCATCAATTGTCTTTGAGCTACGAATCTCTTGTCTCTTATATACGTTATGTACTTTTGAAGTCTGGCATCTGATAATGGTGTGGTTGCAACTACACTGAAATCTGTTGGTCTTGGATTACTATTAAATTGACCACTCAGATCATCGATGGAAAGAACCCTATTTCCAACAGATTCAAAGAAATCAGTTAAGATTCTATTTGAGAATATAATTTCATTTGAAATTGTCTTCGTATTTTGATTTAGATTATTTTCTGCAACTAAATCAAAATCATAAACACAGTGTAGACTTGCAAATCCATCTAAGTGATTAACAGCATCTAATGTGGTAAGAGCAGTTGTGAGACCAACAGACATGCTGTTCTCATTCACGGTTTCCAATTGATAATCAGAGAACTTTCTGAATCCTAATGTGTGATTTAAACTAGCAACAGAATCGTTCCAGGTATCATATGGAACTTTAGACTTAATAGAGTATGAGAAGTTTTGATAGTAGAAACTATCTTGAATTTTTTGAATATCTTTATTTAAGAATCCAGTGTCGTTTTGCCATCCTTGTGCTATTTTGGATGATGTTTGCAAGTTTACATACTCTACATAAGATTTGATAGAAGAAGCGATTCCCTGAGTTTTTGAACTTGTTCCCTCTATAATCTCTCCAACTTTAAACTTATTGTCTGAAGAAACTCTTAAGGTTACAACTTTTGTATCCCAACTATCAACAACTCCTATTGCAGAATCAGATTTAACTGTCTCTCCAACAATGAAGTTATGGGTATCTAAAAATACATCGAAAGATGGGAATCGTTTTTGTGCCAGTATCTTTCCAGAAGAATTTACAGAATCAAATGTTCCTGGAATTTCACTTCCAACGAGAAGATCAGAAACATTGAATGACACATCACCAATTCCACCCAAGTTTTCAGTGACTCCGGTCACTGAGAACAGTTTATAATCATAAGCGGATGAATTATATCCTTTTCCTGTTGATCCAACACCAACACTAACTCCCTCTACAAGAATTTTGTCTCCAACTGCAAATGGGAAAGAATTAATTGTGCTGAATCCAACTGATAATGTTGCAGTTGCAATTCCAGTTGAAGGAGTATATGATATTGAACTAATACCAACACCAGCTCCACTTTCAGTAGGAATGATGGTTGGAGTAACGTTACTCATCCCTTTTGTATTCTGAAGGATTTCAACTTCAGATACTCCTGGAGTTACTTTAAAATCTACATCAGGAACTACCTTCCCAGTTACTCCATCAATAACCACCAACTTGGGTGACACCATGAATCCTCTGCCGAAGGACACAATTCCAATAGAATCGAATGAAGCAAGAGACTCTATTTTTATTACTTGTGGGAAAAGGACGGTTGGATCTAAAGTTCTATCTGATGGATACTTGAATCCAATATCCTTAAGTGATACTGATTTTACAGATCCAATGCCAACTCCAAAAGTTTCAAATTCTGCTCCATTTCCAGATGCAGTAGTTACAGTGGTTATTCCTGGTAGAGAATAATAATTAGCTCCTGGATTTGTTACCTGTATCTCAGAGATAGGTCCATAAGTATGAGTACAATCGGTCTCATATGAAATATCAGCAGATGATCCATATGATGGTTTTTCTGGAACTTCTGGTAAAGTATAAGTGAATGAAGTTGTTGTTCCTAAAGTAATGACATGTTTACCATTATACAAACTTTCTTCTATTCTTATTTCACTTCCAGAAACAATTTCATCGTCAACGATAATGTTTCCTTTTGCTTTGGGTACATCTGGAACATTTTTTTCTATTAAAACATCCAATTTGTAGTATAAAATTTCTGGGATGTTTTTATTAACCGTCAAAGTGGCTTTTGCTCCCGCAGTTCCTACCTTTCCTGTTTTTATTAATTCAAAGGTATTGTTAGTTCCCGAAGTGTTCCAAACTTTTGTGAAATTTTTATCAGTATAGAGATTAAATTCAAAAGCTGAATATGTTGTCCCTTGTCTTGTATACGCAAGAGAAGAATCGGAAAGATCAAAAGTTATAGTAGAATCTTTGTAAAGTTCAATTGGAGGGTTGATTGGATTAATTGTTCCAAGCGATGCGCTGGTTATTCCAACCACAATTGGTTTTAATTCGGTTGAATCAAAATAAGTATTTGATAGTTTTAATGTATTGTTGTCAACTTTAACAACATAGTACATTTTTTCATTATCCAGACCCACGGATGGTGCTGAAGAAGTATGAATAATTTTATCACCAGTCTTAAATCCATGAGAAGGTAATGTAATTGCGTTTGTCGAAGTATTAACACCTGCAGTTACAAATCCAACTGGATTGATTACTATTCTTCCATTGTTGTCATTATATTTTACAGTTACAATTCCAGTGTTTTGTGGATTTACTTTTACAAAAATATTGTGAGGAGCACTAAGTCCATGAGTTTCTGCTGCAGAAACAGTAACTATATTTCTTTGGACCTGTCCAGTAATTACGTTATAGTTTGTTGTGAAACTATGAGTATCACCTGCACCAACTGATCTAAAGAATAATGTAGAGGAATCTGTGTTGGCTCCACCTACAAATGTTCCAGTAGTTCCGAGTCCAACTCTAATGGTCGCAATTCCAATTAGATCATCAGATATTTTTGCAACAAATAAAGTTTGACCATCAGATAAAGTTGTCCCCACTCCAACGTTTGTTTCATCCTGGACAATGATACCAGATCCACCAGTGCCAGGGGAATATGTAATTTGATCTCCAGTCTTAAGGTTATGATTTTTAATGAAAATGCTCTTAGATGGAATAAATGCCTGTGTTATTCCTGACCCTGGGTTTGCAAAAGAAATCGTTGTTCCAATACCAACACCAGCGGTTGTTCCCAAACCAACTGCACTTGATGGATCAAAGTAAATTTGTCTGTTTAGACTATAGTTATAATCTGTGTTAAAACCTGCGTTAACTTTAATTTTTCTTGGAACTTCATAGATGAACTTACCAATCGTGTGAGAGGACCCTGTGGTGCCCTCCACTGCCCTCAAAACTCTAATTCTAGAGGATAGGGTGTCTACGTTCAATACTTTTATTTTCTCATTACCAACTAAGAGAATGTCATTTTCTCTAATACTTGGGTAAGACAAATCTCCAGTTACTCTGAAGAAGGTTACAATTCCAGTAACACTAGGAGCTCCTATGGCAACTCCAGTGCTTCCAACTCCCGCTATCCTCAGTCTATTAGTTTGAATGCCAGCAGTATATGTACCTTCAATTTTAGAAGAAGTCGTTGATAATCCAGAAATTGAAATGATATCAAGATTTTCAAAATTGTGTGGATTATCTGCAAAAATTAAATATTCACCTTTAGATTCTCCGGGGTAGAATTCTACATTTTCTAAGATGCTAGAAGCTACACTAATATTATTGACAGACCTTCCTTTTAATTTACTGATTCTTGCAGTTACTTTTCCACCACCAGTATTGTCATTGTTAAACTCCAATTCCTCACCGACTCTATACTCACTGCCCCCAGTTACAATACCAATTCTAGAAATCTGTCCAGGAGTCGCAGCCGATATGGATCCGGTTTGATTTAACTTATTTGGGATATAAACATATGGATACTCTAAATCATCTTCTATTAAATTATATGGACTTGTATTTCTCTTCCATCCATTTGTTGCAACATCATAATCATCTTGGTTTGATCCAAGTTGGAAGTTAAATTCATTTGGAATAGAGTGATAATTTTCTCCAATTACATATGGAAAAACAGGTTCTTTATATTTTTCAAATACCCCACTCGCAGCAGTTAATTTATCATCAATGGTCATGAAGTATGCATAAGTTCCGTTAGGATAGTCTGGAGTTATGCAAAATCTGCCATTATTTTTATCAAGGACACTCTGATCAGATACCTCATAGTGTGTATAATCTTCTACAAAATATCCCTCTGGGAAAATACTTGTAGAGGGTCTACCCTCTTGTATTTTGAGTTCATACCCAGATTTCATCTGAGTTACTACTCCGCCAGTTGGGGTGCTATATCCATATGGACCATAGATTGGATTTCCATCATAGGCAAATCCCAAAATTGGAGAGTGCTTAGTTGATGTTTGTTCAATACTGTTGACTTTTCTTAAATCACTTTCTCCATATAAAGTATTTCCTTCTTGATCAATCGCATATACAGTTTCTCTAAGTTTTCTAGGAGCATAAAGATGAGCGTATTGAAGTTCTAGTCTACCGTTGACAACAACACCATCATCCTCAGCAAAATACGGATAATACTTATTATATAAGTTTACTGTCCATGATTTGAGTTTAGCTTTAAACTCCGGTAAAACTTCTGTTGATCCAGCAGGAATGACATTAACTGCTGTGGATCCTTGATCATATCCTGCACCTTGTTCAATTACATTAACAGCAGTAATTGAACCTCCAGACATAACTGGAGTTAAAACAGCACCAGTACCATCCCCAACAATATCAAGATCTGGGGTTGAAAAATATCTACTTCCTGAACTTAAAATGATTACTTGAACAATTCTTCCGTTACTAATAACTGGTTGAAGTTGTGCTTCAAGTCCGGTATCTAGAGATATTAATGGTTGATGATCCAAACCAACAATATCTGAGGATCCATATCCAACACCTCCATTCTCCAAATGGACCGAAGTTACTGTACCTCTAAAGATTGGTTGAATTGAAGCTTCAAAAGTTTCTAATCCAATGGATGATATACCAATCTTTCCTGTTAATGTTGCTGTGATCGATGGATAATTAAATGTATGTGTTCCTACACCAACAGATGTAATGTCAATATATTGTTTTGTTCTGTAATAAAATTCAGTGTCAGAGGCAACCCCAACCTGAGATAACTTAAAAGAGTTATCGTTGATTTTAGTTACATAATATTCTGTATCATTAGAAAGTCCAGATGCAACTGTTCCTGTGCATGTATAATTTATCTTTTCTCCAGAACTATAATCATGGTTATTAATTAAAATAGAATCCGAGACAGTGTTGATTCCAGTTGCAGCTGGTGCTGTTCTTTTTTTATTTTCATATCCAGATCCACTATTGACAATATTAATTGAGTCAACTACTGACTTATTACTTACGGATTGAAGTGAATGTCTTCCAATACCATGAGATGTTAAAAATACTGTGTTGAGTCCAGCAATCGCATCACCTTGAGTGGGGTGCAAACTTACCGTTGTATTGTCAATTGTAGAAACAAAATACAATGCATTGGTTACTATTCCACTTACACCATCTTGGTCAGAGGTTTTATAAATTACTTGCTCTGCATTTTTAAATTTATGGTATGTCGAAAAACCGATTCTTGATTGAGTGGCGGCAGAACCAACTACAACTTGGTTTGACTCTAAATCTGCAAAAAAGTCTACACTATGCACAATAGACTTCATATTTACTTGCCCTAAGGCACCAGATCCGTTTCCTCCAGAAATTTTCAAGATCGGAGTTTCAAGATAATCAAATCCTCTATCTATAATTCTGATCTCTGACAATGATCCAGATACAGCGACATATCCAGTAGCACCAGTTCCAACAGAATCCTTGATAATTAAATTTGGTGTGTTTATTACATCAATATTTGTTCCAGGTGCAAGGACTTCAATATTTTCAATTTTTCCATAATTAACGGTATTTTTTGATTTGTAATTTAATAGTTCAACTCCATTCACAAGCATACCAGTAAATCCTGGCTTCGTTTTGTTTATAGTGCCGTCATTAATAGGAATAGAAAATTCTCTTACTAATTTTTGATCTACTAAATCTTGGCCATTCAATTCATATGGTTTTATGACACTGTTTGAAACTGTAGTTTCTTCGGACAGTGACATGAATTTTGAATTGTAGATATCATCTCTACTTCTTGCAAATTGCAGAGTAAATCCATCAATTCTTTTTACAAAGTAAAGTCCATCTGCAAAAAGTCCAGTTCCTCTAACGTTTCTAGTAGCAGAAGAACCCTGATCATCGATGTAAGTTTCACTAACTAAACCTGCGGTATATTGTATAGCATCACCTGTATAGAATCCATGTTCTTTGCCTGGAGATATGTTGAATTGATTTCCATTAAAAGTTCCAGAAAAAGTGACGCTTCTTGAAGAAACGTTCAGTGGCAAAGATTCATAATGTGGAATAGATGGTGAAGCTACTAGATAATCATTTTCATTTTTATAAACATTCGATACGTTTGTAGAAAAACGATCTATATTACTGAAAGTATTTGAAGTTCCTTTTAAAATATTTCTTTGAATCTTATAAGTTAAGTTTAAATCAAGTTCTCCTTGACCTCTGACATTGAAAGATTTTTCTGAATCAATAGCAACTATTCTTGTTGATTTTCTCGTCCCATTGCTTAAAACAAAATCAGCAGAATCACCAAGTTTAAACTGAGGTCTAACATTCAAAGTAACCTTATAGGTATTATCTGAAGAATCAATCAACTCTAGTTTGTTTACTTTATAAATTGGTGCTATATTATAAAACCAATTTTTAGTTTTTTGATTATCGTCAGAAAATCCTAAGGTTGTTACATTAAGTTTTCCGTCTTTTAAAAGATCACTTGCATTTGGCGGTATATTAATCGATCCTAAAACAGAATTAACTCTAACCTTAATAATATCATCTTGATCTAATTTAGATCTTCCGTAAGCAAAAGTATTGACACCAACTGTGGTTGCATCAGGAATTGTTTTAGTTACGTTAGTAACACCAAAAAATTGAGTTAGAGATTTTGATGTGTAAGATGCTACTCCTGTAGTTGTATCGGAATATGTTACATACAGTTCTCCCGTAGATCCAAATCCAACGGTTGAATCAACATCAAGAATTGTAGACCCAGAGGAAACTTGTCCGATAATCCTAGTCGATGGTTCTACAGCAAATTGCCCATAGAGAGATCCATCAACCCTGATGTCTCTATTGTATCCACCATCAAAACTAATTTTATAAAAAGTTTGCCCATATCCGACATGTATTTTTTCAATGTCTGTAATTGGAGCATATGCTTTGTTTATACCATTTCCAAATTTATATTGGTCTTGGTACAGTGTTGCATTTTCTAAATTTTCTGGATCTCCATCAATAGCTTCAACTACTAAGTCATTTGTAACTCTATATTGTGCATCTGATGGTGCAACTAAAAAATCTCTAGGTTTTATAATCTTTACATCTTCATTATATAAAGCTTTAAATAAAATTTCAAAGGATACATCTGTTCCTTTGCTTAAATAAAAATCTTTTGCCTGTTTTATAAAAATATTTTGATTTAATTCAGAGGCAAAACTCCTATCCTCAAAACCTGGTGCAATTTGATGTTTTGTTTTTAATAAAAATTCTTTTAAAAATAAACAACTTAAGTTCTTAATCGTCGATCCATCTTTATGATCATCGGATTCTGTTTCTTTAAATATGACTTCTTCTTTATTAAGTTCACTTCTATATGAAGTAATTCCAACAAAACCCCTAATACACCCAGTGAATGAAAAATTCGTTTTTCCTGTATATGTAATTATTTCATCATTTATTTGTAAAAGTCCATAAGAGTCTGGAAATCCAGTGGTTCCAGTTGGAGACTCCCCTGGATCAACCTCAATCGTTGTTTCATCAAAATCAAGATCACCGTTTAAAACAACTGATTCTGATAAATTAGTGGTTTCGTCTAATTTAATGTATTTGTCAATATTTTGAATAAGATCAATTGGTCCACCTTGATACTCTTGTCCAAGATAATACTGCTTTAAAAATTCAGAAATAAGTGGAAAATCTTCCTTTACATATAAAGGAAGTTGGTTGGATACAATAGCATTAAACTGAACTCTGTTTTCTGACATTTTATGAATTTTCTTCTTTGTGTTTAGTAGGAGTATGATCCACCACCTGAGGACCCACCTGAGGAACTACCCGAGGAACCAGATGTTGATGTAGTGGACTGTGGTGTTGATGCAGTGGACTGTTGTACAGTTGTTCTTGTAGTCGCTACGGAAGAACCTCCCGTTGCTGCTCCAGTGGTGACAGAGGGTGTTTCTGGGGATCCTGCACGAACTAAGTTTCCATTAGGGTAACTAGAAGATACAATGTAACTAGAAGCAGAAGGATCTAAACCAGAAGCTATATCATCAACCACAGTTTCAAAATTGCTGCTACTTATATCTAGTTGCAAATAAAGATCCTGTAATCCGACAACATCATTTGATGAAGGAGTCGCCTCAATTTCAATAGTTGGTTGATTATCTTTTAATTTAGCAGATAAAACATTAACAGGATTTAAAGTAACGGTTCCACTAACATAATTAATAACTCCAACATTTCTTCTTACAATAGTTGGAGACTGTGATCCAACACTTGGTAAAGTAAAGAAGAAAAGAGACCCAGTGATTCTATTAGTGTCTGGAATGTCAGCCAAATATACGTTATTTTGAATTCCTGCAACTGTAAAGGCAGATGTTTTAATATTATATCCACTCATACTCTTAATATGGAAAGAATTTCCAAATCCAATTTGATACTCAGCAAATGTATCTGTAACCACTCTAAGATCTCTTCTCATGGCTACGGTTGTAATATTTGATGTCACTGATTCATGACTGTCATCAACTGTTTTCAAAAATTTACTATATTTGAATCTTGCACCATATTTGTTTAACTCACTTGACTCAGAATATTTTGTTACATTGTTTTGAACGAGTGATGACACAAATGTTGCCGATGGCGCAAAATTGGAATTGTAGTAAATTTTTGTATTTACCTCTAAGTACAAATATTTGAGATCTAAAATTTCAGGAACAATTCCTGCTACCGCATATTTTTTCAGTTTGTTTTTAATATTTTCTTTGATTAGATTTGGAAGAAAATCACCAAATCTTGGTTTAATACTGATAAAAACTTTACCGTATTGTGGAGGTACTAACTCTTCACCACCAAAAACTGAAATTGATTCGGTTTCTGGGTAAATTTTTGCTGGAATTAGTGTTTCATAATCATTTGCAGTTAAAGCTCTATTCTGAGATGCATAGATTCTTGGTGCAAACTTTTTAATTGACTCAACACCTTCAATTGATTCTCCTCCAGATGCAGATATTCCGGTCGTGATGAGGGAAATTCCAGATGTTACTGTATACTCTTGAGAATTTCTTGTGTATACAAATCTACCAGCAAAAGTAAATTGATTTACTCCATTTGCAGCATCACCATTAGATGTAATGTAGTCTACAGTGACAAAATTGTTATCTTGAAGTTTATTGCCAAAAATCCCATCTCCAAAAAATACTTGATACCTTTCATCTTCAACTTCCTGAAGATAATAAACCTTAGAGTCTGACTTAATGTCGAAAAGACTATCTTGACGACTATATTTTACACTTCTGGTTGACTGCTCGTTTGGTTTTACAGTGACAGTAAGTAAGTCGGTATCAATGCCTGGATTTTCTAAAACAAACTTTTGATTGGGTGTTCTTGCACTGTATGTAAAATTAGCAGTTAAAAGAGATCCCTCATAGATGAAAATATCATTAAAAGATGCAATATTATCCGCAACTGGTACTGTTATATCCTCTAAAATACAGAAAGTATATGATTGTCTTCCAAAAGACCCTTGACTTGTAGCTACAATCCCCTTTTTCAGAGTAATTGTACTAGGAGCAGGGGTAATATTGCTTGTATCTACGAAAAAACTAACGTTAGCAGTTGCTGCTTTTCTAGATCTGGGAAGATATCCGATATTTCTTGCTAAAGATACGACATTTTCTCTTAATGTCGCACTATCAATGAATACTTCATTCGCGACCATGTTCGCGTTATATGAAGTAATGTAGGTATTGTATGCCAAAACATCAAGAAGAGTCGAAAGGTTTGACCCTTCAAAGTCATAATCAGTAAAATTAGAGTTTTCCTTTAGATATTCTCTAAGTGTTGTTTTTACCTGACTAAAGTCTAGGTTTGTGAAATTAGCTAATGGCATTGTTTACCTAGTTTGCTGCAAGACAAATTGTAATTCTTGTGGAGGAATATCAGCACCAATAATCTCATATGTGATTACGGCATCAAAAGCATTGTTGTCAAAATCGGGAGAAACCTTAACTTCAACTAAACGAACTCTTGGTTCAAATCTTTCAATCGATTCTGAAATTTGATCTCTAATTATTAAAGATGATATTTCGTCAATGTTGTCAAAAAGTGATCGATTTATGTTAGAACCAAAAGATTCATCAAAAAATTTCTCGCCTGGTATCGTAAATACGATATTCCTTACAGAACGGGCAATTGCATTCTCATTTTTAAGCACAATAAGATCACTTGTCAGAGGATTAGTCTGAAAAGTCATACTAATATCCTTAAAACCCCGACTTACCCTTTCTAAAGGCACAAGAATCCTGCGATTATATCTTATTTATTAAGGTATCAAATCATTTTTCACTCATAGAGTGGTTCTGGATCTGTTTCATTTTCAAAGAATTCGGTTTCTTCGATAGAATCCCGTTTTTTCGGTGTCAAATCGTCATTTGCGATCTCACGAAGCATTTTTTGATGGTTGTCATTAGCTAAATTGTCTAAAAAATCGTGATTTGGAGTCATTTTTCTCTTTTTTAAGGGTCAATTGGGCGATTTTCTTGTGATTTGTACATATCTTCTGCATTTTCTTCTTCAATTTTGCGTTCTTTTGACGTTTTCCAGAAATATTCGTCTTCACGACCCATTCCAAGACGTTCAAAACCGTTTTCAACCTGATAATATTGAGTTGAAACCTTAAAATCGGGCATTTTTGGTTCAACAGGTGTCAAACTATTGTCATAGATACGCATTCTATTGTTAGGATACAGTGCATACTGACCATTTTCAAGTTCAATCAAGTTATGAGACTTGTGCTCAGCTGGATTTTCACTTGTTGCATAGTCAACTACCTCAGGATCCTGATGATAGTTATCAATCGTGCAGATGTATGTACCTTTTTGAATACCAAAGTCGCGTGTATACAGTTCATAGTCCATCGAACCAATAAACTGCTTAGTGACAGCCACAACGCCGTAATCCATGCAATTCCAGAATTGTAGGTTAGGTAGGTCCATATCAGGACT